AAATTATACAAATAGTTGAAAATTTGTCAACCTATTTTAATTTATTATTATATTTATATCTAAAGGAATAAACAATTATGGCAGACCTACTAAATAGCAACGAGATCTTCTTTACAACATTTGAACCCAAAGTTAAAAACAGGTTTCTTTTGTACTGTGACGGTATTCCAAGTTTCTTAATTAAGAAATGTAAGAGACCATCCCCAAAAAGCGAAAAGAAGACTCTTGACCACATCAACGTTCAAAGATACTATAAAGGCAAAACCACCTGGGATGATATAACAATTGAACTATATGATCCAATCGTACCATCTGGTGCGCAAGCAGTTATGGAGTGGATTCGTCTTGGACACGAATCTGTTACTGGGCGTGATGGTTATAGTGATTTTTATAAGAAAGATTTGACTATCAATGTTCTTGGACCTGTTGGTGATAAAGTAGAAGAATGGACACTTAAAGGTGCATTTATCACTAGTGCAGATTTCGGTGAATTAGATTGGTCTGACAGTGGTGAAGCTATGACAATTAGTTTAACTTTAAGCGTAGATTATTGTATATTGCAGTATTGATTCATTCAAAAATTATTCTTTTACCCTCTATTAAAACTAGAGGGTTTTTTATTGACTTTTAATCAAAATGGTTCATATTTATATATGAAAGTGTAAGTATGAATAAAGAAGACATAAATAAAATTATAAAATCAAATCCCGACAGTTATGTTCAGATAATAAAGTCTAAACATAAGGATTTTTATAATCAGATAAATGTAGACTATTCTGGGGAAACATTTGGGGAAAAATTATATAAAAGTATACATGGAGAAAGAAAGTGTAAAGTTTGTAATAACCCAACTAAATTTAAATCATTTACAGTTGGTTATTCCGAATATTGTAGTAAGAAATGTAGTAATATATCTACTGTTAGTGCAAGAACAAATACACTGATTGAAAAAAATAAACAAAATAGACATTTATATTATGAAACCAAAGTGTGTTTGGTGTGTAGTATAAATTTTGAATCTTTAATTTATAGAAATCAAAAATGTTGTAATGCTAAATGTAGTGGTGTATATGTTGCTAAAGATATTAATCGTGTAGATAAAATTAAAAGTACCAAATTAAATCGTTATGGAAGTGCAACATATGTTAATGCTGAAAAAGCAAAATTAACTTGTATAGAAAAATATGGAGTGGATAATATATCAAAAACGGAATATTTTAAGGAATTGGCAAAAAGTGATTCTAAAAAAAGATTTTTTGACAATATTTTAAATCATAAATTATCAACGGTTGCAATTCCATTATTTACACAAGAAGATTATATTTCAACAGATAAAAACAATTTATATAAATTTAAATGTAAACAATGTAATGATATATTTGAAGATCACATTGATGGTGGACATTTACCCAGATGTTTAAAATGTAATCCGTATATTGCAGGTTTTAGTCACAATGAAAAAGAAATAGTAAATTATGTAAAAAGTTTAATTGGTGATATAGATTTGATTGAAAATGATAGAAGTATACTTAACGGATTAGAATTGGATGTATATATTCCAGAAAAGAAAATAGCAATTGAATATAACGGTTTGTATTGGCACAGTGAAAATGCTGGTGGTAAAGATAAAAATTATCATTTGAATAAAACAAAGATATGTGAATCTAAAGGAATAAGACTTATTCATATATTTGAAGATGAATGGGTATACAATAAAAATATTGTAAAAACCAAATTAAAACATATTATAGGCAAATCAAATGAAAAATCTATATACGCTAGAAATTGCACTATTAAAGTCATAGATGATTGCAAATTGTTTCTTAATGAAAATCATATACAAGGAGACTGTTCATCGTCTATTAAACTTGGTGCCTACTATAACAATTTATTGGTTGCGGTAATGACATTAGGTAAAAAAAGAAAGTCATTGGGTTATATCAACAAAGATAAAAATGAATATGAATTAATCAGATTTGCAACAAATCAAAGAATAGTAGGTATTGCTGGTAAATTGTTAAAACATTTTATCAAAAACTATGATCCATATAAAATTATAACTTATGCTGATAAAAGATATAGTGTTGGTAACTTATATGAAGTATTGGGTTTTATTAAAATAAAAGACACCAAACCAAATTATTGGTATTTTGAAAGTGGAAACGATGTTAGATGGCACAGATATGGATTTGCAAAACATACATTGTCAAAAAAATTAAAAAGTTATGATGTAACACTAAGTGAATGGGATAATATGAAAAACAATAATTATGATAGAATTTGGGATTGTGGTCATGGAAAATATGAATGGATTAAAAAAGACTAAGATATTTATTGTATATGAAGAAACATGTAGCATTTGCATTTGGTAGATTTAATCCTCCTACGGTAGGACATAAAAAGTTAATTGATACGGTAGTTGACGCATCAGATGGTGGTGATTTTTATATTTTTACAAGTCAATCACAGGATCCTGATAAAAATCCATTGGATTATCAAACCAAGGTCAATTTTTTAAAGAAACTATTTCCTGATATACAAGATAAAATTGTATATGATGTATCAATTAAAAATGTTTTACAAGCCGCAGATAAATTAAAGGCAAATGGTTATACTGATGCAACATTTGTGTGTGGTAGTGATAGAGTTCCAGAATTTACTAAACTATTGAACACATGGAATGGTATGGATAAAACACCTAGATTTGGTGTTTTAAATATCATTAGTAGTGGTGAAAGAGAAGATGGTATGGAAGGAGTGGGAGGAGTTAGTGCTAGTATGGCAAGAGAATTTGTAAAGAATAACGATTTTGAATCATTTAAGGGTACTGTTCCAAATAATCCACAATTAGCAAAAGAATTATTTGATGCGGTTAAACAAGGTATGGCAACATCCAAAAAAAAGATAAAGGAATGTATTATACAACTTATCAATGAAATATTGAATGAAGATGAGTCTGATGTTAAACAAGCAGTTAAAAAAACTAATGATGCTTTACTCGCACAAAGACAAATAGAATTATCATCTGCAAAAGATAAAGAAAAAGAAGTAAGTGCAAGACAAAGAATGGCATCTTCACCTGAAGAAAAAAAGAAAGTGGATGACGAATTGAAAACCGCAAAAGAAACTGTAAAGTCAAAAACAGATTTATTGAAAGCAGCACAACAACAATCTCAATCGTCTTAAATTAAATAAATTAAAAATTATAACTTTATACTATATATTGGTATACTGAAAGTTATAATTTATGGACGACTATACAATTCCTATTACAAAACCAGCTAGTCAATTTGCTGGAAATAGTTCTCAACCAAAACAAGAAACAACTTATCCATCTGAAATAGTTGATTTGCCAAGTCAGGGACATTTTTATCCTTCTTCTAGTCCATTGAGTAATGGTACTATTAACTTAAAGATAATGACTGCAAAAGAAGAAGATATTCTTACCAATCAAAATTATATCAAAAAAGGTATTGTGTTGGATAAGTTGATTGAATCACTTATAGTGGATAAAGATGTAAAACTAGATGATTTGTTGTTGGGTGATAAAAATGCAGTATTTGTAGCTACCCGAAGATTTGCTTATGGTGATAGTTATGGTCCGCTTCAAATTAAATGTCCGTCATGTAGAGAAAATAATGAATGTACATTCAATTTAAGCGATTTGAAATATAAAGATGTGGATGTATCAAAGTATCCACAAGGATCAAATCAATTTGATGTTGAACTGCCATATTGTAAAAAGACCGTAACTTGTAAATTATTAACTTCAGGAGATGAAAAACAGATTGAAAACGAGTTAAAGATGTTACAAAAAATTAAAACTGGTAATACATCAGATGTAACTACCCGATTAAGATATACAATTGTAGCAGTAAATGGAAATTCAGATAAGGCAGAAGTAAAGAAATTTGTTGAAAATGAATTGACATCCAGAGACAGTTTTGAATTAAGAAAGTTGATTAAAGAAAGAACTCCTGATATTGATTTAAATTTTGATTTCAAATGTGAACAATGTAATCACGACGAAAGGATAGGTGTACCGCTAACGGTACAGTTTTTTTGGCCTGACTCCGGCAGATAAGTTGTTAATTCACGAGCAGATATTTAGTCTATCATATCATTCACAAGGTGCGTTTACACAGGATATTGCATATAAATTACCTGTGTATTTACGCATTTTCTATTTAAAGAAACTAATAGAAACAAAAGAAAAAGAAAAAGAAGCTATGGAAAAGGGATCAAAGTCTTCTTCTAAACCCAATTCTAGACCGAACATTTCTAGAGGAAAATGATAAAAAGTATTATTTGTCGTATATTTATAAACATATAATTTATGGCATTAAATGAATATCAAGAAAAATTGAGATATGAAGAATTGTCTGCTAAAAATGCGAATCAGAGAACCGCAGCAGAAGAAAGAGAATTACAATTATTAGATGCTCAACTTGAAAAATGGGAAAGAATTTCTAATACTGCGGACGATATAACACAAGCATTAGCGAATCAACTTAAATACACAAAACAACAAACCGAAGCTTTTAGAGGAGTCGTCAATGCATTTCAACCTTTAAATCAAAAAGCAGCTGATTTGTATTCAACGATAAATGCTTTAAAAGACCCATTAACTGCGGGTTTTAAACTAATAGAATTGTCTGCAAAAAGATTTGTTGAATTGGATAATGCAGCAAAAGCATTTAGAGATACTACTGGATTTTTATCATCTCAGACAAAAGAAGTTGAAACTAATATTAGACAATCTAGTAGAGATCTCGCTGAATTTGGTGTAAGTGTTGATGTTGCAAGAGATTCTGCCGCTGCATTGGCTACAGCTTTTGGTGATACTGCGATTGCAAGTAAAGAAAATTTAGAATATGTTTCGTTGATGAAACAAAATCTAGGAATATCTGCGGATGATTCTGTTTCATTGATGCAAAATTTCATGGGTATTGGGGGTATGACATCACAAGTTGCGAGAGAAACTGCTGGTGCAGCAGCGAGTTTGGCAAAAGCGGCAGGAGTTCCATTTGGTGCAGTAATGAAAGAAGTTGCTAAACCATCTGATACTGTCAGATCACTAATTAGAGGTAGTGTTGATGGTTTAATAAAAGGTGCAATTGAAGCAAAAAGATTGGGTACATCATTAGAATCGGTTGGTAAAGCTGCTGCGGGATTGTTAGATTTTCAATCATCTATAAATGATGAAATGGAAGCCAGTGTTTTGTTTGGTAAAGATGTAAATTTACAAAAAGCAAGAGAATTGTCATATGCTGGTGATTTAAAAGGATTAGCAAAAGAACAATCTAGATTATTACAAGAAGCTGGGGATGTTTCTAAAATGGATTATTTCCAAAGAATAGGAATTGCTAAAGCAATGGGAATGACTGTTGAAGAAATGGACAAAATGAATGCTAAACAACAAGAGTTAAATAAACTAAAAATAGACGATCCTGCAACTTATGCGAGATATACCGCTAATTTGGATACAATTAATAAAACTAACGAAAGTTTATCTGAAAAATATCAAAAAGAATTAAAATCACAACAAATTGCAAGTCAACAAGAAAAAATAATGAATTCTATTAATTCTATAATGACAGAATTAGCTGACGCATTATTGCCTGTCATTAATACATTAGTACCAATTTTAGGTGTTTTACTTAAAATAAGTGTAGTATTAATCAAATTTATATTGGCACCATTTAGACTTTTGAACGATGCAATTGATTATTTCTTTAAAACATTTAGTGGTGCAAAACAAACATTTGATGATGTTGGAAATACTATAAACAATTTTTTTTCAGATATCTTAAATCCTGATAATTTGGCAGGTAAAGTTGGATTATTTGTAGCAGGATTGACCGGACTAATTGTTACGGCTTTTATGGGAGGAACAATAATGGGACTAATAACTTCAGCAATTACTTGGCCATTTAAAAAGGCGTTTGACATTTTACCAAATTACTTTAAAGGCGCTGTTAATAAACTTCCACAATCTATTCAACAACCCATTCAAAATATTACTAATAAATTAACAGGATTTACGGGTTCAAGCGTATCGGCAGTACCAGCAGCCGCATCAACAGCTGCAGCACCAGCAACCGCTGCGGCTGCTGCAGCACCAGCTGTTCCGAGTGCGGCTGGCGCAGCTACATCATCAATACCACCTGTTCCACCAACCGCAAATAAAACTGCAGGTCAAAATATAAAAGAATTTTTGACAAATTTGGCAGATGGTATCAAATCATTTAAACCTCTCGGTGAAATATTAAAAGGATTACTTGGAATTGCAGCTGCTGGTCCTGCATTTTTATTGTTTATAACTGCTATTCCTGGCATTTTATTAATGTCCGCCGTCGGCGCAATGGGACCGTTAATTGTTGGTGGATTTACCGCATTATCTACTGGAATAAAAATGATGGATATTAGCGCAATAGGTAAAGGTTTATTGGGAATAGCCGCTTTAGGGTTGTCAATAATACCATTTGCATTTGCTATGACATTATTTTCTGGTGTTAATTGGACTGGAGTTATTGCTGGAGCGGCAGCATTGGTTATATTTGCCGCTGCTGTTTTTGGATTGGGTGCATTATTAACTGGACCTGGTGCTATAATATTTGGTGCGGGTGTAATTGGTATTACTGCTTTAGGTGTTGCAATGTTACCTCTTGCTATGGCAGCTAAATTAGCAGGTGAAGGAATGAAAAATTTTGGATCCGGTGTTAAAGATATTGCGGCAAATATATCACAAATAGCTTCTTTAGAAGAAACACTTTCTATATTTAAAGATCAAGAATTGATTGCGGGGATTTATTCTATGGGTTTTGCTATAGCATTTTTAAACACTCAATTATCTGCATTAGGAACAAATTTACCAGCTTTGGCTGAAATTAATAAATCAAAAAATGAACAAAGTGCAAATGGAGAAGTTGTTGCAAAATTAGATGAATTGATAGGATTGATGCAGAGTGGAGCTATTGCGGTTAATATAGATGGTACTAAAGTAAGTACTGCTGTTGGAGTTGCTACAAAATTTAGAGGTGCAAGTTAAATAACTTGATATTTATAATATATGGCAAACCTTAACAATTTAGAATCACCTGCTCGATTATCTACTACTAATACACAAATTGTAGGTGCTGGATATACATTGCCATCAGGATTTAATGATTTAAGACAACCAGGTGAATTGAGTGTATTATATGCTCAAAATAGTGATGCAATTTATAACAAGTATAAACTAGAAACAAATAACAGTGGTTTATTACGATTTGGTCCTAAACAACCATTTATTACAGTTAATCCCAATAATGCAAGAAAAGGTGTAAATGGATTAAAAAGATATGAAAGTAGATCTTTACCGATTGGTTCTGCATTACAAGATGTAGTTAGAATATCAAAATTTAGTGTTAGTGGTAACGGTATAATTTTCTTGGGTAAACAATTACAACTACAAGGATTAAATTCATTTAATGAAACTAAGTTATATAATCCATTGATGCCTATTTTGGCATCAACAAGTATTGCTTCATTTGGTTTGATTACCCCTCCTACTAGACATATTGAGCCAAATTTGGGTGGTGTTCTTGGTGCTTTAGGACTTGGTGCAGTATCAAATGCTTTGGGTTTAAATAAACCAACACCACCTAAAGGAACCGTTGGTGCAGGTGCATTACCAATTAATGCTGGTGACGGTGGTAAAGGATTAATACGTGGTTCAACTGCGTCACAAGCAAATAAGAATTTTCAAAGTAAATGGCAAGGAAGTTCTAAAAAAGGATTTAGTTTTGGTTTATCTGCTATTGGAGATTTTTTTAAAGCTAATACATTATTTGGCGCTTTTTCAGCGATTAAACAACCATTAAATGAAACTTATAATGTTAGTGAAGGTTCTTATGGAACAATGTTAGGTTCTAGAGGAAAGTTTGATTATTATGGTTCCACTGGAACTGTTTATAAATGGGGAGATAATTTTTATCAAAGATGGGATGCTGGTGCTAATTCTGGAAATGCAAAAGAATTAATTAAGAAAAAAGGAGAAACTTCTGCTCCCGATAGCAGTAAGAAAATTTTTATTTTTAATAAAACTGTACCTTTTACATCAAATTATTTTGGTGTGCCACTTGGATATGATTCAAAGGATGTAAATAGATATCGTAAATATGGTGATAATGTTGGTATTATACCGATAAGAAAAGAAGGAAATCAGTCTGTATATACATATTCTGATATATTATCAATTTATAAAGTTTATCTGGATACTGATATTGAATCTGGTACGTCAAATAAACAATCTACTAAGTTTACCGACAAGGATTCTACGGCGGTAAAAGATATAGAAGACAATTTAAAACAAGTAATTAATAATATTAAAAGTGCGGGATATAAATTTGACGGAGAAACTGATGATGATTTGATTAATCCACAATTTTCGGATGGAACACTAAAAGGATACGATTATATTAATGAATTAACAAAAAATCCAGATGCACAAAAACAAAAAGTAAATCCATTTAATTATAATAAAGGTGCATATCTTAGAAAATTTGCATTTGGTAAAAGAAAATTATTATTGGACGATATTGAAGGAAAAGGATTTTCTGGTGCAAATAGAAATGATAAAATCAATTTATTTGAAGTTTTATCCGAAAGTGAATTTGAAAAGACGTATTCAGAAGATAGTGATTTAATCAAATTTTATTTTCATGATATTGTAAATAATAAATATATTCCTTTTAGAGCTACTGTTACTGGATTGAATGAAAACTTAAATGCGGACTGGACTGCAATTGAATATATTGGAAGAGCTGATAAATTACAATCATACAAAGGATTTTCCAGAGGTTTAAGTTTTAAATTTAATGTTGTTGCTAACAGTATAAAAGAACTATTACCAATGTGGCAAAGAATTAATTACTTAGTAGGATTAACCAAACCAGCTAATTATACTAGTGGAGATAAAAATAATCCTAGTAATATATATTCTAAATTTATTATACCACCAATGGTTAAATTTACAATTGGTGATATATATAAAAATCAGCCAGGAGTAATTAAAAGTGTTGGTATGAATATACCGGATAATTGTGCATGGGAAACATTAAGTGAAGAATATGCTGACAAAAATGATTGGAATTATTTAAATGGAGCATTGACTCCGAGTGGAATGATTCAATGGACTGATAGCAAAGGAAAATATGCACAATTTCCAAGAGAATGTGAATTGAATTTAAGTATAGATTTACTAGAAAAAGAAAGACCAATTGTAGGTGGAAATAATTTCGGTGATGCTTGGAGAGTATTAGATAAGAACGGAGATTATATCAATGGCATTGATTTAAATCAACAAGAAGGATTATCCGTATCAAAACCAAATTCATTTTCTGATAAAATAATGGTTCCCGATAAACCCAGACAAAATTTGGTACCTGCCAGACCCAATCTTGTTCCAACTGTACCAAATCAAATACCATAATAATTTATGAATAGATATACATTTGCACAACAAGATAAGAGATGGGACGGAAAGAGAGTATATAAGTCGTTATTATATCCTGTGATACCTGTTGCTTATAATGACATATATGTTATAACAAATGAAGTATCTACTTTTGATGCTTTGGCTAATAAGTATTATAAAGATTCTACGTTATGGTGGATATTGGCCCAATCTAATAATTTGGGTAATGGTAGATTGAGTGTGCCAGCAGGCATTCAATTGCGAATACCACAAAATATTTATAATATTATAGGGGATTTTAAGTTATTAAATTCATAAGTTATGGCAAAAACACCAGACAATAGACCGTGGGCACCACATCCAATTCCTAATTGGATAATTAAAGAATTTACAAGAAGACAAAATGATATTGGATTAGAATATCCTGTAAATGTAACATGGGACGATAATGGTTCTTGGCAAAACTATAAAGGGCCACTGACTGCTTGGGTAAGAGTATTTTCAAATGGAGTTGGAAAGGTCAATGAAAAAAGTAATTATCCAGAAAAAAGTGGATTTATTTTACAAGGAGGATATGGATTTGATAAAGTTTATGGCATACCTAATAATAAAAATGTATTGGGATATGATGCTGAAGGTAATGAACATACATTGGATTTATCAAATGATGGTAATTTGGTATCATTTCCAAATTCTGTATCTGATGATAAAAGAACGGTTCAAAAGTTTTTGCCTATTCCTGGTATTACATCAATTGATGCGGTAATACAAAAAGAAAGAATAAGAAAAATTACGGTTAATTGGAAATGTTATGGATATGCACAATTAGAGTATATGACACCATATTTTCTATCTCCAAAAATTAGTGCGTTTGTTGAATTTGGGTGGAATCATTTTAATCCATCATCTTTATTAGATTTGCGTGGGGGAGAAAATTTAAAAAAATTAAAAGATTTATTTACAGTTAGCGGATCTGTTTTATATGATAAAAACATAAGAGAATCGTATGGATTATATGATGTAACTATGGGAATCGTAAGTGGTTTTGATTTTTCAAGTCAAGATGGTATTACATTTGATTGTAAAACTGAAATATTATCTAAACATGCAAATTATTCAGGTGTATTAGTTAATGGTGCATCAAAAGTAGAATCGGATGATACAAAAACGAGTGTACAGTCTTCGTTTGCGTCTTATTTAGAAAAAAGAGTAACAAAGTTGCCTTCTTGTATTAAACTCGGTAACAACTTTTTTGATCCTTTAGACAAAAAAGAATCCGAATCAAAAGACTTTATATCAAAAGATTTTTATTTGGATAAAAATAAAAAGAAAAAAGTTGAAGATAGATTTTTTGTTGGAAGAAAAAGTGAATATGGCGATGATTCATATATGACCGGAATGTCAACTTATGATTGGGATTCTTCCGATCAAAAAGATGTATGGGTAACTTTTGGGTTTTTAGTTGAACTTGCTAATTTATTTTTTAAACAACCAATTGATATTAAATCAAGTGATGTTAAACCATTTGATCTTTATGAAATAGATACTAGTGATGTAGTTATTGGAGCACATCCCAATTTAATTTCATGTGATGGTAATGTTTTATTAATTCCTAATGCAAAAGCTCCTAAATTTAATGCGGGTATTTATTATCCACAACCTGATGATCCAGAAGATAATGATTATCAAAAACAAATAGGATTTGGAAACGGTAATATTTTTTCATCAGGAATCCCAACACAAGTATTAAAATATGATACTTTGTTTCCATATGATAGAACTGTTGCAAAAGTATTAAAAACAGGCACACAAGTTAGACAAAAATCTGAACGTTCAATTTTAAATTTATTTTTTACAACTGACACTGATATTAGTGTAGGAACAGGAGGAGCGGTAATGAGAGATGATTTGGATGGTATAATTAATAGATTTAGATACAATGATAAAATTGGAAATTCAAATAATAAACGTATAAAATTAAGCGAACCTAAAGGAACCAAGTCATTTCCAAGATGGGATAGTGAAGAACCTGTATCAAAGAAACCAAAAGGATATTGGGGAAATTTAAATGATTTATATGTCAATGTAAAGGTAGTTATAGAGTGTGCTAAATCTGCTGATACAGTTGAAAATTTTTATAATACTTTATTAAATAAAATTAGTATTGCAGCCGGTAAAATTTGGGATTTGTCTGTAATTGAAGACGATCATAAATTAAAGATTGTTGATAAAAAATTTATACAATATAATAATCTTAAAATCTATCAATTTGATATAGGATCAACAAATAAATTTATTAAAAGTTTGAATTTTACGGCTCAACTTTCCAATGTTGCAGCTAATCAAGTAATTGCATCTGCATCGTCAAATAAAACAAATTCAAAGTCGCCAACCGGAACAATAAATTTAAATCAATCTTTACAATTTCCATATGGAGATAGATTTAATTTAATACCACCTACGCCGACAACAGGTTCAAAAGAAAGACGTGGAAGTTCAGGATTGGTTGACAACAATCTTGAATCAATAAAACAATTACAAAAACCACCTCAAAATTCTACAGATACAAATGGTTCGTATATAATGTCATTTAAATCATTTGAAGAATCAACTACAAAAAGTTATGTTGGTACAGGCGGTTCTTATGGTGGTCTTGGTGGTGGCATGGGTGGTGGATTACCTCCCGCATCAATGTCGAATCCATTAAAAGAAGTATCAACTACAGGAAAAAATACTGGGTGGAATATAGTGAATCTTGTATTGCCAAATGAAACATTATTGATTGCATTAATGAATGATATGGATATGGAAAATAATACTAATGTTTATGGCGGTCAACAACCAGGATTCACTGTAGAAATGACATTACAAGGTATATCTGGGTTACGAACATTTCAATTATTTAGTTTAAAAAATTTACCGAGTCCTTATTCTGAAAGAGAAATTATGTGTCAAATTGTAGATGTATCTCATAAAGTTGACGCTGGCAATTGGACTACTACTATTAAAGCAGGTATTCGTTCAATTAGAGGCAAATCAATAACATTTACTACTGATGGTATAAACGAATATAAAATTAACCAATAAAATATTATGATTACACTACAAGAATATCAAAATTTGGGTGGGGATATTTTATCTGATGTTACATTTCCAAACTATTATAAACCAATCGTAACGAAGAATGAATATTCAAAAGGATATATCAATCGTTATTTTGTTCAAAAAATAAACGATTTAATAATAACCGAAGTAGATAAAAACATATATAATAAAATTTATGTTAATTATTTTAATAAATTAGTTATACAATGGATAATATCCGGTCCAAAAAACAATCAATATAAAAATAAAATTCTTGATAGAAAAGGAGTTCAAGAACAAAATATTCAAACATTGGTTGAATATGAAAAATCAATGAAAGGTATAAAAAATTATTTAAATAACCCACTTGAATTTTGGGACGGTAAATAATTGACTTTGATTTGTTATAATGTTACATTGTGTCAATGGTGTGTCTGGATAAACAATCGTATTCTAAATTCTTAGAATTGCATATTTCATCTGATTTTATTCTTGAATGTATACAATCTGATGAAAAGGTACATCCTTGTGTAGATGAATTGTGTATGGTTTTGATTCATATACTCAAATCCAAAACTACCTATGTTATCAATCTTACTCACCCAGATTGTAATGTTTTTTTCAATAAAGAAACATTAATCAAAGATTTTAATAAACTTAAGGGTAAGAAATGGGTATTTGACAAGAAAAAGTGTTTGCATCTATTTTCTATCAATAATCTGTATGATATCAACATCATTTTCTTTATTAGTGACGGTAAAGTTGATGATTATAGTGAATTTGATACAACTGCACATAATGTAATCAAAACCAGATTTCAAAAATATGGTGAATTGAATAAAGCAATTCCAATGGTAAAACATTTGGAAAAGTTTGAAAACATGTATGATGCGGTGTTGATTAGACTTAAATCTATTAAAATTGATGATAGTTTTCATAGTATCAATAGTACCATTACAGACAATCTTAAAATTCTTGAATACAACGGTTTGAAAGTTGATGTAGAATTGTTTAATAGGCATTTTGAAAACAAAACCAGCAAAGATAGGAATGGGTTTGTTTATACTCAATATAACCTATATACCGCAACAGGACGACCTAGTAATAGGTTTGGTAACATTAACTATAGTGCATTGAACAAAGAAAATGGATGTAGGGCATCATTAATTAGTAGATACGGTGATGAAGGTATGTTGTTTATGATTGATTATAGTGCCTACCACCCCCACATAGTTGCAAAGTTAATCAATTATAACTTACCGACAAATGCTTATGAATATCTTGGTAAGTTGTATTATGGTAAAGAAACTTTGACGGATGAAGAAATCAAAGCGTCAAAGAACCTTACTTTTCAATGTATGTATGGTAATATTCCAGTTGAACTATTAGAAATACCATATTTCAAGAAAATGAGTGATTATATTGCTCATAGATGGTTATTCTTTAGTGAACATGGTTATGTAGAAACTCCCATTTATAAAAGAAGAATTACCAAAAATCATATAAATGACCCAAGTCCAAATAAACTGTTCAATTATATCTTACAAGCAAGTGAAACTGAATTTGGTATGCAATCATTGGTTAGAGTAAATGAATACTTGAATGATAAACAAACCAAAGCTATACTATATACATATGACAGTGTTTTGTTTGATTGTCATACCAATGATAAAAAAGAAACTTTGGTGGAATTGAAACGGTTAATGTCAAACAATCAATTACCAGTTAAATGTTACATTGGTAAGAATTATGATGAAATGATAGTAATTGATATTTAAAAACTTTGATTTTCGTGTATATAGTAATATTTATATATACGAATGAATACAGATGCAGAAATAAAATTAAAAGACTTACAAAGTAAGTTACAACAGGTTGAAACTGTTATGCCATTGCCATTCAGTCAACAGATGCGAGAAAGTTTTCCGTTATATAAGATATTTGGTGAACAAGGAGATTATCATCCAAAAGAAAAAAGTTTACTAATAAAATGGTTAAAATTATCCGATGACATTGAAACGATTTTAAAAAGCATTCAACAACTCAATGACGAATTAGTAATTGCATCTGTAGGAAAAAGTAAATTATATCAAAATTATGCTGATGTAAAGTCTAGAATTGAATTAGCATCTGGTACATCTGTAACATTGGCAAATATTACTTCTACAAAACCAACTGGTTTTATTCATCAAGACATCAAGAAGTTCTACGATATATTTGATAATAGTGGTTATGCTAGCAAAGATAAGAAAAAAGAAAATACTGCGGATGTAGTATTATTGTATAATTGTAGTATTGCTGAAGTACAAACTGCTTTAAAAGACAGAAAAGTATCTGGTTTAGAAGATAGTTTGTGTGAAATAACTGGTACTGGAAAGAAATTCGCAATGGTTTCTTTAAAAGCAGGTGGTGATAGTTATCGTATTGGAAGAATGAAAGGTGCTTTTGATATACTTCCAGATAAACAAAGTTTCTCTGGAACACCTGCACAAAGAGAAAAATATTATCAATGGTTACAATCACAACAACCCGAAGAAAAGCCAGTTGAAAAAGATCCACGCAGTGTATTTACTGGTGGTGCATCTGTTTTTCAACAAAATGAAAGTATAAATCCAATATTTGAAGAAATTTATATTGGTAAAACACTACTAACTGAAATTGAATTTATATCATCATTAAAGTCATCTCTTAATAGAATATCGTCAAAAATAGGAGATTTATCTGCCGAATTAACAAAAGGATGGAGTGATTTCACACAAAAAGTTAAAAACACTATTGTAAAGATTTTTGGTAATATTGAACAAAAGTGTCAAGAAGACATGAATTATGCTAGAAATCAATATTCTGCTATGTTTAATAGTTGGGATAATATTGAAAAAGAAATTGGTATTTTATCCGAAGCAAGAGAATCGGATGAAGAATTGGTAAAGATGACGGAATCATTAAAGAAGAATGTTGCAATTTTAATTCAACAAATCAATAGAATTCAACCAGATTCATTATTTAGTGCGATAAATGAAAAGGTAAGATTGATTGATAATAAGAATTTGTTTATGGTACAACTTACTGGAACTACACCAGAAGATGTAAAACAAGTTAAGAATGCTTCTATAAAAGTCTATAACGATTATTTTAATGCATCTACTAAAGGTGATGTTCCATTGAATAAAGGTGCTTTTAGACCAATGAATATATTCAATTCTAACATTTCAGCTATTGTATTCTATGAAAAATTCATTGAACGATTTATGAATGTTGGCAATGAAGCACAAATTAAGAAAGAATTTATTCAATTTGCAAGTCAAATATCTGCCGAAGCAATTTTCGGAAACAACGATAGTCTTCCGCTTGTAGTATTTAATGGTAAGACAATTAACAGAATGGGAACCAAGAATGAATTTTCTAGTGGTAAAAAGTTAATTGATGCAAATGAAAATAAGAATTTTAAATTAAGTAAGTTTGAAGTTAGTAAAAATAAGGACGGAACATATTTCGTTGTATATTTATATATTATCTTTGATATACGAGAAGAAGAAGAAAATGGAAAAGTAGAAGTAAAACCATTTTATTCGGCAATTGAATTAAGAAATGAAAGAGGAAGTAAGTTTTCTTTCAAGACGGAAATTCACCGTTCTAATTTAAGTGAAGAAGATGTATTTTAATTATGAACATCAAACAAATATTTTTAGAAGCATTAGAAAAGTCAAGTACCGACAATTCAATTGAAAACGGTATATTTGATATTTCTAAACAAGAACATATTGAAATACTTAGAGGTCATTTATTGGAATCAAATATAGATTCTAAAACTGTAAATCAATATCTAAATAAAATGCTTGAAGGCAGATATCCTGACAGACAAGCATACAATTCAAACGGTATTCTCGTTACATTTCCAACTCCTGAATATAAACAAAAGGCTATTGAACGTGGTTCTCACTTTGAACAAAATCCAAAAAGGGGACAATCTAATGTATTCTCTGGAGATGAACAACCAACACAACAAAACGGACAGCCAACACAACAAAGCAGACAACAAATTGAATTTGAACCAACAGAACCCCAACAAATTCAACAAACTCAACAACAAGAACCACAAACACCAAAGAGTGACGATAGAACTTCTGACGAAAAAGAACAAGATGCAGTAGCAATTGAAAAGGCATTGACTAATGAATATACACTTGAAGAAGCTTTAAGATTCGGATTTTATAACAAGAAAAATAAATGGTACGATAGTTCTGGCGATTTTATTGGTCATTTGTGGAATGTTAATGGTAAACAACTAATATTAAATAAATGAAAAATAAACAATTATTGTGTACATTTACCACTTCCAAAGAATATGATGCTGTCATTTTAGAAATAAAAAAATTCTACAATGTTATCAGTGGTAAAATATTTCTACTGTGTAATGTCAACAACCCAAAAGAATTGTATGCTACATACAATGTTGACTTAACCGATGGAAATTCAATGAAATTCCGAAATACCATCAGCGTTCATAGAAAAAAAGAAACCAACACTCTTTACACTCTGAATGCGATGAACAAATTGATTGCTGAAGAAAACAACGGTGTTTTGGATAAAACCTTTCAATTGGACTGGAATCTCTACAGAAACAGCATTATTTTAACAAGTGAAGTGTCTGTCAGAATCGTGTCCGTGAAAATTTTTGATATAATAAGTTGAAAATGTTTGGTGGGTGGTATATATTAATGACAACTTAATTGGTTGTCGTTAAATAATTCGTGTGAGTTATTTAATTAACTAATTAAACAATTAACTAATTAAAATAATTATGGCATTAGACATATCAAAGCTGAAGAGCCGTTTGAGCTCTCTAACAAACCAAGGCAACAAAACCAATTTAATTTGGAAACCAAAGCCTGGTAAACAAGTGGTTCGTATCGTTCCATACAAGTATCAAAATGACAATCCGTTTATTGAGTTGAAGTTTCACTATAACATCAATAATAAGACTTATCTATCTCCTGATAGTTTTAACCGTCCAGATCCAATCGTTGAATGGTCCAATCGTATGAAGAAGACCGGAAACAAGGAAGATTGGCTATTGGGACGTAAGTTTGAACCAAAGATGCGTACATACGCTCCAATTCTTGTTCGTGGTGAAGAAAATGAAGGTGTTCGTTTCTGGGGATTTGGTAAAAATGTATATCAAGAAATTCTAAGTATCATCAGCGATGTTGATTACGGTGATATTACTGATTTGGTTAATGGTCGTGACATTGTAGTAGAATTCCGTACCGCAGAAGATTCTGGTAAATCATTCCCAGAAACTACTATTCGGGTTAAGCCAAATGCAAGTGTTGTTATTGATCCTTCACAAAAGGAAATCTTGGCACAACAAACAAATATCATGGATTTATTCCCTGAATTCAGTTATGACGAACTAAAGGAAGTTATGAACGCATGGTTGAATCCAGATGGTTCAGTTCCAGTAGAAGGAACGGTAAATACAATTGTTGATGATGATGCTCAATCTCCTGCTCCAAAAGCAGTTGCTACGAATAAGTCACCAACAGCTACCGCATCAAAATCAAATACGGATGACGTTTCAGCCGCTTTTGATAATTTGTTCAACAGTTAAAATTAATTGTTAGTAATGGGGTGGTAGTATATATTACTACCACCCCTATTTTAGTTATATAAATTTATGAAAAAGAAAAATCAAGTTACACAAGATACTCCTCAAAGAGATGAGTTAGTTGAATTACTCGCAAATGAATTAAATAAAGCAAACAAAGACGGTGGTAAAATTGCTTATTTTTTAGACGAACAGGAAAATCCAGCAGAAATTAGTGATTGGATTAGTACAGGTTCTTCTATTCTCGATTTGGCCATTAGTAACAGACCACATGGTGGTTTACCTGTTGGTAAGATGATTGAATTCAATGGATTAGAAGGAACAGGAAAGAGTCTGTTATCTGCACACGTTGTTGCTGATACACAAAAGAAAGGTGGAATCGCAGTTGTTATTGACACTGAAAATTCTGCTGCTCCAGACTTCTGGAAAAGTCTCGGTGTAGATCTATCAAAACTTCTATATGTTCAATGTGAAACCGTTGAAGATATTTTTGAAAAGATGGAACAAATGATTGCGATTGTAAGAAAGTCTAACAAAGATCGTATTCTTACAATTATTGTTGACTCTGTTGCAGCCGCATCTACAAAAGTAGAATTGGAAAGTGATCATGGTAAGGATGGTTATGCAACTGGTAAGAGTATCATCATCAGTAAAGCAATGCGTAAGATTACTACAATGATTGGTCGTCAGAAGGTACTTACTGTATTTACTAATCAATTGCGTCAGAATCTAAATGCTATGGCATTTGGTGATAAGTATGTAGTATCAGGTGGTAAATCACTTGCTTATCATTGCAGTGTTCGTGTTCGTTTGAACAACACAGGTAAACTTAAGAAAGGTGAAGAAGTAATTGGCAATGAATGTAAAGCATTAGTTGTCAAAAATCGCATGGGTCCACCACAACGTCAAGCATCTTTTGATATTTACTTTGATAGTGGAATTGCAGATTATGGTAGTTGGATTAAGGTACTGAAAGAAAACGACTTGGTAAAACAAGGTGGATCTTATTATACCTATAAAAAGGATGATGGTACTGAATGGAAGTTTCAATCCAAAGACTTTGTACAAATAATGAAAAATGACAAAGTTTTGAATGAAGAAATTTATATGAAAATCTGTAATTCAGTCATTATGAAGTATAAAGATCCAAATAGTATCATTGTTGATGACGCAGTTGTTGACACGAATGAGGATGTTGGTGTATCATCTGAGAATGAGTAATCTATCTGACAGTGAAAAAAAGAGGTTGTTTTCTTTATTTGATAACGTAAAACAAGAAGATACAGTTGGAGGATTGAATAGATCATTTAATTCTGAAGTTCTAATTGTTGATTTCATGAACACTTTTATTAGAGCGTTTATGGCCTCCCCCTCCCTCAATTCTAACGGTAACCATACTGGTGGAATTGCGGGATGTTTAAAAAGCATTGGTTATGCAACTAAACTAATTAATCCTACAAAGATTGTAGTTGTATCTGATGGTCAAGGGGGTTCACTGAAAAGACGGAAGATTTATCCTCAGTATAAAAGTGGTAGAAAGACTAAAATTAGGCTCAATAGAGCTTATGAAGATACTAGTACTCCTGATACTGAGGATAAAAATCTAAAAAAACAGTTGTTAAGAACTGTACAATATCTAGATAAATTGCCTGTAACAACTATGGCAATTGATCATATTGAAGCGGATGATACAATTGCATATTTGGCAACAGAATATTTTAAGAACAGTAATGTTACCATTATGAGTGCTGATAAAGATTTCTTACAATTAGCCGGAGATAGAATTAAAGTCTGGAGTCCAACAAAAAAGAAATTGTATGGTTGTGCAGAAATTTTACTAGAGTATGGTATCAGTTGTAAGAACTTTATCAATTATAGAGTAATGGAAGGTGATACCAGTGATAATATTGACGGTATTTCTGGTGCTGGGTTAAAAACTATTATCAAGTGTTTTCCTATTTTTACTGAAGAACATCAATATACATTGCAAGAGATATATAACTACAGTGATAGTAAGAAAGGTAAATTAAAGTTATATAACACTATATTAGAAAATAAAGAGGTTATGCAACGTAATTATGATTTAATGCAGTTAAATAATACTCAAATTCAAACGTTCTCACAATTGAGGATCAATGAAATCATGGAAAAACCAATTGCTAAATTGGACAAATTTGGTTTTAGCAAATTGTTGGTGGAAGATTGCATGCAAAATAATTTTCCAAATAGTATGATATGGTTGAATGAAGTGTTTGGAAAAATCAATTCAATGGTTCTGTAAAAAATCTTGGTTTACAGAAAAAGTGTGGTATGGTTGGTATAGATAAATTATAAAAAAAATATGTCAGAAAAAATTGTAGATAACCTAAAAAAATTCGGGTCTGAATTTCAAATCAAGTGTATTAGTGGTTTGGTGTCAGATAAAACATTTATTGAAAGAATCAGTGATATCTTGGAACCAGATAGTTTTGAGACGGATGCACATAAATTTATCGTTAAAGAAACGATTAGTTATTTTCTTGAATATAAAGATTTGCCAACTTTGGCAGTATTTAAGGTTAAAGTTGATAGTATTGAAAATGATTTACTAAAACAATCAGTTGTAGACCAACTTCGTTTAGTTTATCAAAAAATCAGTGATACTGATTTGAAATACATCAAAGAACAGTTTCTTGAATTCTGTAAGAATCAGAAAATCAAGAATGCTATTATGGAAAGTGTTGACCATTTAAAGAGTGGTCAATATGATAAAATCAAACATGTAGTTGATATTGCGATGAAAGCAGGTATGGAACGTAATATTGGACATGAATACATGGTTGATAT